GCTGGCCATCTGGCACGGCTCCTTTCTTACTGGGTATCGTCCGGCTGAGGGTCATCGAACTGGTATTCGACCTCTACACGCTGGAGGGCAAATTCGATCAGTTCGGTGGCGATGCTGGAAATGGAGCGGCTCGTTCTGAGGGCTAACTCCTGCACCTGCTTGTGGCAAGCTGGTGAAAGCCGGACGAGGCAGTTGCCGCTGGGCTTTTCTGCGCTCTTAATAATGCACTTATCCATGTGTTCTCTCCTTATTTTTACGTCCTGCCGAGAATGTGGTCGGTGGTCGTATCGAAAAGCCGTGCAAGGTTTACGAGGTCGTGAGCCTTTATTTCCAGCCGCCCATCCTGCCATCCTTGCAGCTTTTCAGGCTTAATACCGAGGGCGATGCACATCTTTCTCTTGCTCAGATGTGCTTTTCGCCGCTCAGCTTCGATGTTGGGGAATCTCATGCAGCACCGCCATTCGCGGTGGCCTTGTTGATTCTGGCCGCGATCTCGATGCCGATGATTACGGATTCGGTGTTCTGAATGACGGCGTCCCGCTTATCTTCAGGGACGCGAGAGAGAAGCTGCATGAACCGTTCTGCATCGGCAAGCTGTTGAGGGGTGTATTTGCTGGTGTCCTTTGCGTTCATCATGGTGTCAACCTCCTTTGCTTTGGACTATCTAAATTATAACTTAGACAGCCTAAATTGTCAAGCAATAAATTTAGATTATCTAAATTTTTATCTTGCTTTGCCGTGCCGAATGGTGTATAATTAGGACAAGGAGGTGAAAACGAAAATGGAAACCATTGCTGATCGAATCAATGAAATCCTTAAAATAAAAGGAATCAAGAAAACCGAATTTGCAAAGCGGATAGGTATCAGCGATTCCAGCGTTTCTACCATGTGTTCTGGCAAGTCAAAGCCGAGCGGACAAACGATTACAATGATCTGCCGGGAATTTGGCGTGAACCCTGAATGGCTACGGGATGGCGTTGGAGAAAAATTCATTGCCGCTCCGTCCGCTCCGCTGGATATGATGGCGAGAAAATATCGGCTCAGGCTGAAAGATTACGTCTTAATTGAGAAGCTGGTTAATTTGAGCGAAGCTGAGCGTGACGCTCTGTACCGTTTCATGGTTGATGTAATCGCTGCGTCTACTGCTTGTGGGGCAGATCCGAATAGCTATGTTTTTGAGGAAGGGACGCCAAGCCCGGAAGAAACAGCCGCTGCAGAGGCGGCTTATGAAAAGAGCTTAGGTATTGCGCCGAGCACGGCTGCATCTGCTTCGAGTACCACCGAAGACACGGCCTGAGTCGACTGAAGAAATAGGCAATGGCTGAGGGTCCCCCGGTGAAGCCAAAAAAGAAAAGGGAGGGCCGTCCTGGTGGACAGCTCTCCCTTTTTAATGCAGGAAAGGATGGGTATTGAACTCATGGCAAAAAATAAAAAAGCCGGCTTTGAGCCGGATATGCAGGATGCCGTGATCTACACTCGGTACTCGTCCCATAACCAGCGGGACTGTTCCATCGAGCAGCAGGTGGCGGACTGCGAGATTTTTGCCCGGCAGAACAACCTCCGGGTGGTAAAGGTCTACGCCGATCGGCATCTGTCCGGCACTACCGATAACCGCCCCCAGTTCCAGCAAATGCTGAAGGATGCCGCTCACGGCCACTGGGCTTATGTGATCTGCTGGAAGATCGACCGCTTTGCCCGGAACCGCTACGATTCGGCCACATACAAGTTCCGGCTGAAAAAGGCCGGGGTGCGGGTCCTCTATGCAAAGGAGTCCATCCCGGACGGCCCGGAGGGGATTCTGCTGGAATCCGTGCTGGAGGGGTCTGCTGAATATTACAGCGCAGCCCTCGCTCAGAATATTCGCCGGGGCATGAAATACAACGCCGAGCAGTGCAAGGTGAACTCCGGCTCCATCCCTTTCGGGTACTGCAAGGGGCCGGATGGCCGCTTTGCAATCCATGAAGCAAACGCCGAGGTGGTGCGGGAGATCTTCCGAAAGGCTGCGGCGGGGATGCCCTTTGTGGACATCGCCAACGATCTGAACAGCCGGGGGCTGAAAACCAGCCGGGGCGGGCGGTGGAACAAGGGCAGCTTCCGGCTGCTGATGAACGAGGCCTATATCGGGGTGTATCATTTCTCGGACACCCGCATCGAGGGCGGGATGCCCGCTCTCATCGATCAGGGCACCTTTTGGGCGGCGAATGAGCGGCTGAAAGCAAATAGCAGCGTCCGGGGCCGTCACCAAGACGGCGGGGACTACCTGCTGACCGGGAAGCTGAAGTGCGCCCACTGCGGGTCCTACATGATCGGCTTCTCCGGCACCGGGAAGAGCGGCGAACTGCATTACTACTACGGCTGCCAAAAGAGGCGGCGGGAGCGGGCTTGCAAAAAGGCCAACGTGCCCCGCGAGTGGATTGAGCGGGTTGTCGTGAAGGCCGCTCTGGACTACGTCCTCCGGCCTGACGTGATGGAGTGGATTGCGGATGCCGTGATGGAGTATCAGGAGCGGGAGGCGGCCTCGGCACAGCTTGCCGCCCTGACCGCCGAACTGGAGGAAAACCAAAAGGCCACCGACAATGTGATGAAGGCCATCGAAGCCGGAATCATCACCTCGACCACAAAGCAGCGGCTTCTGGATCTGGAGGCCAAGGCTCAAGATCTGAAGCGGGCCATCGAACTGGAAAAGTTGAGCCACGTCCGTCTGGAGCGCGATCAGGTTCTCTTTTGGCTGGATCGCTTCCGGGGCGGCAGCTTGCAGAGCCAAGAGTTCCGGCGCAAGGTCATTGATGCCTTTGTGTCGGTGGTCTACCTGTCCGATGATCACCTGCGGATTGCTTTCAACTATTCGGGGGGTTCTAACGCCGAGGCCGACTTCGACCTCGTCATGGACGCGGAGGCGGCGGCTGGCGAACTGTCCAAAAAGTTCGCACAAGGTCACGTCACCTCCACCAAATGTGAATCAGGCGAACCCCCCACGATCTACTTCGTGGGTGCGTTCTTCGTCCTGACCATGCCGCTCCCTGAGCGGTAAAAAATAGGCACTCGGCCTTGATAGCCGGGTGCCTATTTCTTTTTGTCCTGCTGACAATATAAACAACATAGTGCGGTCAATAATTGTGCAGTATACGCCTTGATAACAATGCGTATGTATGGTAATATATAGCCACAGTAAAGGAAAGGTGGACAACAAAATGAAGAACGTTCTGATTGATATGCTGAAGGCTCAGGGCTTCACCGACGCACAGTCCATGGAGTTCGCTTGTGAACACACGCTGCTCTCCAAGAAGTACGAGAAGCAGGTGCAGACCTGCTGGTACGGAGAGCAGACCTCCACGCTGGAGGTTAAGTTGTTCGTCAATCTGGAGGCCGGGGTCTGCCGGGTGTGGTTCTATTCGGACGGTCGGCGGGATGCCTACAAGGAGCGGTGGTACTCCACTCTCGGCAAGCGCACCTATAACGCTATCGCCGAGACCGTCAAAAACGCAGGGTTTGAGATCTGAAGAACGAAAAGGCCCCCGGCAGCGATGCCGGGGGTTCTTTTATGTCGCCGTTACATCCAGATCGTCCGGGTGCTTTGCCAGCTTTTCTGCCAGCTCACCGAGGGCATCCTCTGCCGTGAGTTGGTCGTTGTATCTGTACTCGGCGGTGCGCAACTCGCCGCAGTTGTCGTCTGCCCATGAATCCGGCACGTCGATAGTCCCGGTGATTGTTACCTTGATTTTCATTCGCTGCTTTCCTTTCGTTCCACGGCCTCCGGCTCGATCAGGTCCTCGATCTGGCAGCCGAGAACCTTTGCCAGCTTGAGCAACTGGTAAACGTCACGGGGCACACGGAGGCGGCGGCACCATGACTCAATGGTCCGAAGCGGCACCCCGCTCTGTTTGGACAGGTCGGATCTGGTCATGCCCTTTTCGATCAGCTTTTTGTCGATGGGGGTCATGTTCTCGGTCATCGTCAGTTTTCTCATGCGGTGATCACTCCCTTTCAGCGTCTATTATACTGCGTGTGTATGGCTTTGTCAATTTGACGAAATAACCATACATACGCATTGTTATTTGTGCAGTATACATCTTGATAACCATGCGTATGTATGGTAATATATAGACACAATAAAGGACGGAGGTAAAACAAAATGACCAAGTATACGAAGTTCGAGGCAATCTTCAGAAACGAGACGCTGGTGTTCACCGACAGAGATCCGAAGTTCAGAAACCGGCTGGATGTGTACAATTACATCTGCGCAGAGCGGCTCGGCAAGAAGTACGGAAAGTTCATCCGCATCAACGAATCCACTGTTTGCTACTAAGAAGGAGGTCTGAATCGTGAAACGCTATAAGGTGTACGTCTACAACACGGTTGATAAGTTCTGGGACTGCTACGAGGTCCTTGCCGAGGACCCGGTGGATGCCCGGAACGTGGCGGTGCAGCGGTTGATCGACGAGACCGGGCACGGTCTGGATGTCTACGAAGTGACCGACGTGTGTGAGATCAAAGGCTAAGGGGGGGGCAGCGAAATGATGACCAGTACGTTCGACAAGATCTATTCCAACGCCCAGAATATGAATATCGAGACCAGCGAGTGGTTTAACCGGGCGGGGTTCTTCTGGTGCCAATGCACCGAGAAGCAGCTGCAGAAGATGCGGTTGCTTCTCCGGGCGCAGGGCTGCAAGACCATCATGCGGGATGACGGTGAGTGGTTCGTCCTGAAGAACGGAAATATCATTAAAGCATAAGGAGACAGTTCGATGAAGAAGATCGCAAATAAATCTTTCCCTTTGTTCTACCTGAAAGAGAGTGAGCTGGAGGAAAAATACCGCACCAAAGAGGGCTACACCTATATGATCGTCAACGGATACGAGGTTCGCTGGCCTAGCTGGGAGAACCTCATGGCTGCGCTCGAAGATCACACCGCAGAGTTCTTCGTTCCGGGTGGAACGTGGGAGCCGCTGGGCGATGAAAAGCCGGATTTTTAAGGGGGGTCAGATTTATGAAGCTGCTGGATCTGTTGAACGTGATCGAGGACGACACCCCGATCTGGATCTACATTGATCATCCGTTTCCGTGTAAAAAGGAGGGGCTGTTTTTCGGGGCGGTGCAGTTCGCTGCGGAGAACGATTCCGAGTGGGAAGGCTACCGTGTGGTGCTGACTTTCCCGGAGTTGTATGAGCCTCTCGGCGGGGTTGTTGGTATGTCGATTGTCGTTGTGAAGGAGGAGCCGTGATGGGTTATCAGATGAGCGATTATGAACTGCGGGCCGGGTACATTGCGATTCGTACCGCAGAGGATATGGAACGGATAAGCGGGAAGAAGGTCGTCGCTACGAACGACTACTTAATTCAGCTGAAACGCGATCTCCGTGAGTGGATCAAGCGTGATGACGGAGAGCCTCGCAACGTGATCTTCTTTGATGGTGGCGGGCGCATTGCTCTGGAAGAACTGCCTGTCAACCCTGAATGGTGTCGGGAAGATGTTGAGGCGTGGTTCACGGAGAATCGGTACATCCACGGAGTGAATTCTCAATACGACTGTACCGGGTGCCTGTTTACCGAGTGGTTCAAAGTGTTCAGGCGGCGGGGCCGCTGGTACGCATATCACTGCATCGGGATGGATATTTAAGGAGGACGAAATTATGAAAATGGTGAACGCAAAGGGCGAGGCTGTCTATTTCAACCGGGCGTGGAAGCACGGGAAGGAGACGTGGGTGGTTCAGGGCATCGGCGAAACGCTTGTGATCGGGCGTGACCGCCAGAAGCGCAGGAGCCGCACATTCACCCAGCTGCCGCAGGCTGAGAAGTACCTCGCTCGCATGGGCTTCAAAGCCGCCCCTTGAGCCTTGATTTTTCCAACGGAAAAAACACCCCCGGAGAAGCGTGTAAACTCTCCGGGGGTGTAACTTTATTCTGAATACACAAAACGCCACGCAGGGGCTTTCTGTGCGGGCGCAGAAAAGGGCAGGTGCTATTGTGCATCTGCCCTTTGTTTTGCGTGTGGTTTTACTCGCTGCAGAGCCACTCTGCGTAGTGGAGGTTGAGCCACCCGGCTCCGCTCTTGAGTCTGCCGTAGCTGCCCTGCACCTCGGTGATGGTGAAGATGTTCGGGCCACGGACGACCACGGTGGCGGGGTACTCGCTGCCGGGGCCTTTCCGGGCGGCGACCATCGGGACGGTCACCCGAACCAGAAAGGGCGGCTGCGCCACGTTGTACTGGGTCAGGTTGTACCGCTCGATCATGGCGCAGAGAACCTCGACGTAGTCCGGGGCGGTGGCGTACCCTCCGTCCTTGATGATCTGGGCGGCGGTGCGGTAGTCCAGCTGCCAGCGCAGTCCCTTGTACCGCAGGTCGGTGCCGTTCATCGCCCCGGCGAGGTATGCGCTGTGGTCGGCGATGGAGTCCTCGACGCTGGCGTACACCCGGAACTCGGAGGGCTGCCGGACGGTCTCTCCGCTGCTGGCCTCTGAAGATACCCACGTCATGCTTTTCCCGGTCCATGTGGAGCCGGGCCAGTTGTTGCCGGAGAGGTTCTTCTTCATCCCGAAGCAGTTGTTGGAAGCCGAGGCCAGCGGAGACCGGCCCCAGAAACTTTCAATGATGAACTGGGCGAGGGTGATTGCTGCCGGGATGCCGGACACGACGTTGTCCAAGGTGGCCAGAGGTGCGACCTTTTTGATGACCGCTTCGTGGGACAAATACTTCAGTTCTTCTGCTTGCATGGTGCCCTCACTTTCTGGCGGTGTACTTCAGGCTGATCCATCCGGCTCCGCTCTTCAACTTGCCCCAGCCGCCCTGCTGCTGCACGATGGTGAACACCTGCCCCTTACTCACAGTCTGGGCGACGGCGTAGCTCGTGCCCGGCCCTTTGCGGACGTTCAGGCTGCTGGCCGTGATCTGAACGATGAACGGCTCCGGGGCGGCCTCTGCACCCAGCCGCTTGTTGACCTCGCTGGCGATGTACGGGAACTTGCTTTTGAGGTAAGGGCCGGGGCAAAGCGTGGACTTGAAGTAGCAGTGCATCGTGAGGTTCCCGGTCTTGTCGCCGGTGAAGTTGAGCCTCTGGATGCCGTTGCGCTTGCAGATGTCTACGCACAGGTCGATGAGCGAGGCCATCGCCTTGTCGCTCACAGTCCAGTTCGGACCGAGGGTGTTGTTTGCCACCTCGATGGTGACAGCCTGATTGTCATTGTCCGGGCTGCTGGAGGTCCATGCCCGGTCCTTTTCCTCGACGTACATCCCGATGCGGCCATCGGTGCCGATGCCGTAGTTGGAACTCGCCCTGCGGCTGGTCGGGGCGAAAACTGCGCCGCACTGCTCCACGGTCAGATTGCCAGCCATGTGGTGGATGGTGATCTTGCGGATGGGCTTCTTGCGGGGGCTTGTCCGGTTCGGGCTGATCTTGGTGTAGGAGATCAGAGAACTGTTGCTCATGGGAGCGACCTCCTTTCTCCCCGGCGGGCTTCTGCACCCACCGGGGAAGGTCTGAATGTGTTAGTCTTTGGTGATCTCGTCGGCGATGTTCTCGGCCACCTCGTCCATCTCCTTGATGGCGGCATCGATGAAAGCGTCCAAGAAGGGCGTGACCTCGATGTTCTTCATTTTGAGCAGCTTGATGACCAGAGCGTGCTTGTCGGTCTTGGGGATCTTGCCAGCTTCTGCGGCTTTCTCTGCGCCCTTGACCAGCTTGCGGATCAGCGAGAAGATGCGCTGCTCGCGGAGCCAAGGAATGCCGATCTTGGCAGCCATGAACATGGCAATGGTGCCGATGATCTCCATGACGTTGGGAAGAATGGCGGTTGCGATTTCGGTGATATTCATAGCTTTCCTCCTGTTAGATGTCGTTGGTTTCGTGGGCTTTCTGATTCAGATGCTTCTCCAGCTTGGAGAGTGCATCCTTGCACGGGCCGTTGCAGCCCTGCTCAATCAAGCCCTGCAGGGCACCTTTCAGACCGTAGCAGAGCAGCGTCTGCTCGTCCTCGATGGACTTGATGAAGTCGCTCTGCTTGCGGTTGATCTGAAAGACCTTGTAGACGGCCACGATCACACCGATGATCACGCCGATGGACGAGATCACCGATGCGGCCCTGATTACGGTGTCGAGGTCAATGTACATCTTCCTCCACCTCCCCTCTGGCCGGACTGGGCAGAACGGCAGAACAGGCGCACTCGATGTCGTGCAGCGATTCTTCCTCGGCTGCAACGGCACCCAACTGCTGAAGCTGTTCGTTCTGCGCCTTGGCGATGCGGAGAAGGGTCGCCACGGCATCGGCTAAAAAGTCGATGAGTTCCAGCCCGCCAGAGGAGTTAGGCATCCTTGTAATCCTCGCCAGTGATGGTTTTGTAGTCGTCCTCGGTGATGGTGCCCTTTTTGACGCGGGCTGCGATGCCAGCCTTGGTCAGACGACCGTGTTCATAGAGGCGGGACAGGCTCTCAACTAAAGTAGTAGCAGTCATAATTACAAAACCCCCTGTTCGATCAGCTGCATGGTGTAGTCGTCAATGGCCTTGCTGGTGTCGATCTCGGTGATCGATGCCAGCATCTGATACTCGGAGAACGTGATCTCCCTGCTCTCGCACTTGTAGTCGGTGTAGGCCGGAGTGCCGTCCTGTTCGGGATGCTCCACGGCGGTGATGTTGCGCCGCTGGATGTAGGTCTCCGGGCCGATGATCTGGAGTTCTTCAGGCTGGCTGGAGCATACTTCGGTTACCCAAGGTTTCATGGTTCTTTTTCCTCCGATCTAATTTTGAGATGATTTCTTTGAGCTTGCCGATCTTCACGTTCGGTTTGATTCTGCGCTTGAAGCACTCGTAGGTGTCGGTGCAGGAAAACCAGCCCATGTAGCTCAGCATGGCTGCGATGTTGTGGCGGCAGTAGCTACGCCCTGCCTCTTTCGCCTTGTGGAGGTGCCGGGCCGTCTGTGTGGCCTTGAGCATGATCCGCTTGCGAATGATGGTCTTGCCCCGGTAAAATACAAAGCCCATAAAATCCAGAGGTCGGCCCATGGCTTTCCGCTTGCCCTGATAGAAGAACTTGCAGACCTGCCTGTTCTTCTTCAACTTCAAACGGAACCGCTGCCCCAGCATCTTTCGGATCTGAACATCGGCATTGTACAGGGCTTTCTTGGCCGCTGCGTAAATCGTCACGTCGTCCATGTACCGCACGAGCTTGTCGAGGCCGAGGGTCTCGGTTATCAACTTGTCGAGCGGCTCCAGCAGGTAGTTGGCCAGCCATTGTGAAATGTAGAACCCCAGAGGGATGCCCTTTTTGAACTCCCGGAGGCACAGCCAGATGACGTGGAGAAACCATTCATCCTTGATCCTGATTGCAAGCTCCCGCATCAAAACGTCCAGCCGGATGCTGTCGTAAAAATGCCGGATGTCAACTTTCAGGAAGTTCCGGGTCCCTTTCGGGTCTGAACGGAGCCACTTCTCAATCCTCCGCTTGGCGTAATGTGCGCCGCGTTTCGGGAAGCTGCCGCAGCTGTACTTGTATGCGGTGCCGGTGACGATCGGCTCCAACACCAGCACGATGATGTGATGCAGCCATTGTTCGTGGATCTCCGGCTCAAAGATCTTCCGAATCTTACCGTGTTCGTAGATGATCTTCGGGGTGTGCTTATGGGGCTTGAATCCGAGTTTCGGGTTCTGGACCTCTATTCCATCGGGTTTGGTGTTCAAAATCATATCGTGCATCTTCTGAACTTCATCGTCCAGATGGGCATCGATATACTTTACCTCCGCTCGGCGTGTTTTGCCTTTCCGAAGGTTCTTGTATGCCTTGCGGATTGTTTCCTCCGAAAGCATTGCTTGATACAGATACTTGTACTCTTTCAACTTGTACGCCTATAAGATATTCTTTCTTCTATCTCCTGCACCCGGCAGGTGCGACCGCTTTACCGGGTGCCCTGTATCGGACCTATTTCCACTCATCTTTCCAATTATGGCGAGTAAGCCGTATTTCAACGGTCAGCGGTGTAGGCTGCGCCCATCATGGCGCAGTGCATAAAATGCAGAGTGCGGCGGCTTTGGCGTAGGATGTAGATTGCA